CGCCGAAACGCTGCGCCGACACGGCGCACCCGACACGCTCGGCCAGCCCGTCAACGCAGTCGGCTGGTTCGATCCAGACCGGGGCATGATGCGGATGCTGGTCGCGGATTATGACGATGGTCAGTGCGCTGTTCTGCTCAAGGGACAGTGGCGCATGACAGGAAGCTATCGGGAGACAGGCATATGACGACGGCACCGGCTTTCAACGACGCGGCTCTTGTCGCCGCTGTCCGCCGCATTCTCGACGACAACCCGAAAACGGAAGCGCAGGCGTTGCGCGAGCAGGTTGCGACCCTGACCCGTCAGCTCGCCGACGCGCTCCAGCAACGCGATGCGGCGGCGGAGAACGCCCGGCGGGAAGCGAAGCGGTCGGACGCACTCGGCGAACGGATCGCAGGCGCACGGCTCGGGCTGGTCGCGCGTATGGACCCGGCCGAGGTGATCGACTTCCTCGACGTGGCGATCGACGAGCATACGCCCAAGCCGAGGGTGGCGGTGGTGGTGTCGCCACGGTTCGTCACGCAGGAGCAGTTCGACGCGGCGGCCGAAGTGGTCGAGACGTTCGCATTGGGGCGGTCGGAAGGGTGGGGAATTTTCCCCAACGAAGTCAGCGAAACGCTCAAGGACATCATGCTTCCGCTTGGCCTCTCCATCGCAAAGTATCCCCTTGCGCAACCCTATCACACCAGCTAAGTAAAGGGCCACGGAAGGGAAGCGCAAACCCTCCGTGGCCCTGACACGATCGCGAGCGAAAGGACGATCATGCAAGACAACGATATAGACGGTTCCGGCAAAGCGGCAAGCACGGGCATGACCGCCCCTCAGATTGTGGCCGATGTGCTGGATGCTGCATACGCCAAGGTGATCGCGAAGATCGCGATGGATGCTCACGCCATCGGTTGGCAGGCCGGCGTTGGCGGAAGCGAGACGGCAGGTGTCATCGTCTCCTACCTCGCTGCCCATCCTGATCGCATCCCGGCATTCATGGCGGGCAAAGAGTCGTTGCTCGACTGGGGCGACGATCATCACCGCGACGGCTGTCTGTCTTGGCAGGGCGCAGATGGCAAAATCTGGACGCCCGAGGCTGCACGCGCAGCCGCCACCTTCGCCCGTCAGGGAGAGACGAAGTGAGAGAGTATAGCCCGAGCTACGGGTCTGTCGGCCTGCTGGCGGCAACGCTGATGGGCATGAACTCGCCCTTTGTCCTGAGCGACCCGCGCGATGATCTGGCCTACATCCGCCGCTCCCTGTCGTCTCGCCAGACGAAGAAGCCAAAGCGCCGCATCAGCCAACGCCGCGCGACCTGCAACACCCACAAACGCGAGCGCGCCAAGGTCGCAGCAGGCCGCAAGGCCAACGTCATGCGGCTCCGCTCGCTCTCCGCCCGTCAGGAGACCCGCCATGGGGAATGAGAAGCTGCCGACTCCCCGGCAAATCCTTGCGAAGGCCTATCGCGACAACGGCGACATCGGGGCGGCAAATTACATCGAAGGCGGATCGGACCTGCTGCCGGATACTCAGGTGCATTTGCTGGCGATCCAAGACGCCCTCGACTTTGCCAACACCCGCGCACCGGCTGATCTGCGGTCGGCGCTGGAGGCGGAGACGATCGAGCGGTGCAATATGGGGGTTGGCTGCGAGCAGTATGGCGTCTGCTATGCTGAGGCAAACGGTCAGCCGGGTCAGTGCCCGAAAAATGCGCTTTCGATTGACGAAGCAGTTTCTCGCATTCCTGACGAAGCATTCTGGCAACTCGGGCATGATGGTGAAGGTGCCGACCCGTCGCAATTTAAAGCGCGCGTGTTCAATCCAATGACGATGGCGCGGCCGGCAGAAGGTTGGGGCGACACACCTGCGGACGCCATCCGCGCCGCCCTCGCCCCGACCAAGGGAGACGTATCATGACCCACACGACCACCGATGCCGCAGAGGCGCGGGCGCGGGCAGCGTTCCGCACGATCTTCAACACGGCGTCAGGCACCGTTCGCACCAAAGCGGATGCCGAGACGGCGCTAAGCCTCATCGCGGGCATGGCTGAAAAGGCTCTCGCCACCGCCGAAGCCGCGAGCGGGGCTGGGGAGCGAAGGTTTAAGGCGACGGGCGATGAAATGACCGACCGCTTGCAAACCGCGCTTTTCCATTCATGCGGCGAGATTACATCGGAAATGGCAAGTGCGATCGCCTCCAACCTTTCCGAGCAACTGCGTGATGGCGATGAGGATTGGGGGTTGCGCTTGTCGCTGTTCCCAGACGACGCCGCCTCCCTCCCGCCCGCGACTGACCCAGCGATGGCGGAGGCCATTCCCGGCACGAATGATAGCTGCCGTGCTGTAGCGAATTGGAGCGATGATGCAGTCGAACAGCTCGTGCACGAACTGTCGTTCGAACTGGAAGATGCCGCCCTCGACGCCAACGATTACGTCACGGTCAATCGTGCAAAGCTGACTGTCATCGCCAAGCGCATCGTTGCCCGCGCCGCCCTCGCAGCCGCCCCGACCATCCCAGCTACGGGGGAGGCAATACCGGAGGGCATGAAGCCATGGCATGGCGGGAATGGGCCGCCGAATGATTGGGATGGTGGCGAAGTGCTGCTCGAGAATGAGCAGATGGGAGATGGCAATGTTTGGGATCATCACCCTAGCCGATCGCCAAGCCGAATAGTCGCCTACACCCCGAAGGCCAGCATCCCAGCTACCGGCCATGCATCGACGGTTGATCCCGACGATCTGCGCCCGTGGGGGTATGCGCCAGGCGAATACCTGTTCCGCTGCATAGACTGCCCGCCCGATCGCCAGATCGTCACGCGGACCATCGGCGACAAGCGGTCATGGCGGTGCAAGCCACATGCAGAAGCCGCGCGCGATGCCTCCGGCCATGCAGCGACCGAGGGGGAGGGAGCGTGAGCGGCTGGATCGATTGGGAGGGCGGGGAGCGGCCCGTCAGTGAGGAGGCTATTGTCGACATCCGCACCCGGCGAGACACATACCCGCAACAGCGAGCAGGCGGCTGGCAAGATGCCGCATGGCGGCACGAGGCGACCCATTTTTGCGGGAATGACAGCGATATCATCGCTTATCGAGAGTCCACCGCATGACCCCGCCAGACCCCCAGCAGGTAGCCGAGATCGCGGGGCGCTTGAGCAAGGCGCAGCGGCGGTTCTTAATCGAAAACGAGGCGAGCTATCGGTTTGTCGCGGGCTACAAACCCGGTGAAAAGCTGGTCGAGCTCGGGTTGCTGGACCGTCAGCAGCGCGTTTTCGGCCATCGCATTAACATCACCGAATTCGGCCTCGCCGTCCGCAACTTCATCCAAGGAAACCACCATGACTGATCTGATGGAGCTGGCCTCGCGCGTGGATGCGGGGGAGGGTTGCGACAACGCGATAGACGTGGAGATTGAGGTGGCGCTGTTTGAGGCAGATCACCTCTATTCGGCCTGTCGCTCGAACAGTGAAGGCACGAAGGTGATCTACACTCGCCGTTTGGATGGCGGTGAGGAGACGTGCTGGTCACCGGACTGGACTGGTGGTCCTGCCGTACGTGGCCGCACCGCCGCACTGATCCGCGCCCGCGCCCGCCAAGGAACCGCCCATGTCGAACAGTGAGATGGTGCAGCCGACGCAGGGGGCGGAGTGAAACCCTCCCCCACCGCGCGCCGCATTCTCGCCGATGCGATCGACGCGCAAGGCCCCGCCTGGGCAAACACCGCCTCGTCCGTGCGCGCCGGTTCCTACAGCAACGTTTGGCTTGAGGCCGCCCTACATGGTATCGAGACAGCCTTGCGAACAGGATATGACGATGCCGAACCCGACCCTCTATGATCCGAAATATTGCGACGAAGTGATCGAGTTCATGGCGAAGGGCTACTCCTTCGGGGCCTTTGCCGGCAGCATCCGAGTAGCCCGTACCTCGCTCAATAGGTGGCGGAAATCACACCCCGATTTCGAGGAGGCGTGTCAGATCGGGTTGGCGGCGCGCACATACAGCCTTGAGAAGGACATGATGACCACCGAAAGTTTGGCGATCGCCCGCGCGCGCTTCTACGCGCTGAAAAATGCCGATCCGATCGAGTGGCGCGACAAGCGCGAAGTGGAGCATAGCGGCAAGGTACAGAGCGAGGTCGTGGACGCTGCGGCGCTCGCCAAAATGACAGACGAGGAGCTTGAGCAGCTTGAACGCGCCCGCGAAATCATCGACCGCGCCACCGCCGGCATTGGCGATCCCGAGCCTGACGGCGATCAGGGCTGAACGCGACAGGCGACGCAAGGACGCCGAAGCGGAGCGGCTGGCGAACGACATCGAAGGCATTCGCGCCCGCTGCTCAACGCTTGCGGGCTTCGTGCGTGAAGCGTGGCACGTTCTGGAGCCGTCCACCCCTTACGTCCACGGGTGGCATATCGAGGCCATCTGCCAGCATCTGGAGGCGGTGACGGATGGCCGGATTACCCGCCTCCTGATCAACGTCCCGCCCGGTTCCTCAAAGTCCATGATCGTGTCTGTCCTGTGGCCGGCATGGGAATGGGGGCCGAAGGGAATGCGCGCGATGCGCTACCTGACCACCTCGTTCAACGACACGGCGGTCGTGCGCGATAGCATCAAGAGCCGCGACCTGATGCTGTCGGATTGGTATCGGGCGCTGTGGCCTGACGTGACGCTGAACCGCACCGGAGAGAAGTGGCTTTCCAACACCGATACCGGTTCGCGCGTCTCCGTGTCATTCGGATCGCTGACCGGACAGCGCGGCGATCGGTTCATTGTCGACGATCCGCATTCGGTCGAGGGGGCCGAGAGTGAGGCCGACCGTCTCCGCGCCGCGCGCCGGTTCATTGAGGGCGGCACCAACCGCTTGAACGACCAGACCCGATCCGCGCTGGTGGTGATCATGCAGCGGCTGCATGCCGACGATATCAGCGGGCAAATCCTGCGGCGGCGCAAGGATTACGTGCATCTGATGATCCCCATGGAGTTCGAACCGGAGCGGCGTTGCGAGACGGCAATCGGCTGGGCTGATCCGCGTTCGCACGACGGCGAGTTGATCGATCCGGTGCGGTTCCCGCGCGCGATCGTCGATGTCGAGTTGAAGGGGATGGGGTCTTTCGCCTGGGCAGGCCAGTATCAGCAGCGCCCCACGGCGCGCGAGGGCGGCATGTTCAAGCGCGCATGGTTCGCCGGCAAGATCATCGGGCCGGAGGATGCGCCCAAGGCGGGCCTGACGTTCTGCCGCGCGTGGGACTTCGCCGGGTCGCGCGAGAAGCCGGGCAAGGCACCGGACTGGACCGCCGGCCTGCTGATGGCCCGCCATGGCCGCGATTATTATATCTTCGACGTGGAGCGGGTGCGGCAGTCACCGGGGCAGGTGCAGGAACTGGTCAAGTCGTGCGCCATGCGCGATCCGGTCGGCACCACGATCCGCATTCCGCAAGACCCTGGACAGGCAGGCGTCGCGCAGGTCGAAAGCTACGTCGCGGCGCTTGCCGGCTACCCGCTAAAGCCGCAGGTGACGACGGGGCGGGGCGACAAGGCGGCGCGCGCGCAGCCGCTGGCGATCCAGGCCGAATATGGTCACATCTACCTCGTCAATAGCTGTTCGCCCGACGAGTATGTCGACGACTGGATTGGGACGTTCCTCGACGAACTCTGCACCTTCCCGGCCGGCGCATTCGACGATCAGGTCGACGCAGCATCCGACGCTTTCAACGAGCTGGCAGGCGCGCGCGTGATCGAGTTCGAAAGCGCCAGCATCGGCCGCCGCGAAACCCTCGGCGTGGTGGAGCGTGACAGGGAACCCGACACGCGCGATAATGGCGGCGCGGGCTTCGGCTCTATCGGCTCAACATCGCAGGGGTTCGCGTTCTGATGGCTTCTCCCGACCAGTATCGCACCGGCCGCCGCAACAGCGCGCGCGGACTGGAGTTCGCAGCAAGCAACGTGGTCAGCTTCCCGGTGCCGACCAAGGCCGGCTCACCGTCCGACGACGACGCAACGCCGACGCTGGCGCAGATGCAGTCGCGGCCCGATGCGCTGTCGTTCCTGCCGTCCTATTGGATGGACGCGCTGGCGCAGAACGACGATCCGATGTTGCTCAAGGGCGCGGAGGGCTTGAAGCTCTACGAGCAGCTTCTGTCCGACGACACCGTGTTCTCGACGCTGCAACAGCGCCGGCTTGCGATCACGTCGCGGGATTGGGAGGTCGCGCCGGGCGACAAGGATGACGCGCGCTCCAAGCTGGCGGCCGAGCAATTCCGTGACATGCTCAAGCAGGTGGGGTTCGACCGCATCACCGGCCTGCTGCATTACGCGGTGTTCTTCGGCTATGCGGTGGCGGAGGCGATCTGGACGACGAAGGATCACGACGGCCGCCCGATCGTGTGGCTTGATGACGTGGTGATCCCTGATCGCCGCTGGTTCGGCTTCACGCTTAAGGGCGAACTGCGGATGGTGTCGCGCGTCGGCGGCGGGCTGTCGGGCGAAACGCTGCTGCCCAACAAGTTCCTGACCGTCCGCACCGGCGGCACGCACGACTTCGCCTTCTATGGCCTGGGGCTGGGGCATTGGCTCTATTGGCCCGTGTTCTTCAAGCGCGCTGGCTTGAAGTTCTGGTCCCTGTTCCTTGAGAAGCTGGGGCAACCGACCGTCGCGATCGAGTTCACGGAGGCGGAGAAGGGCGACCAGAAGCGCAAGGCCGAATTGCTACAGGCGGCGGTCGCGGTCGGCCGGGATAGCGCCGTTCTGCTGCCCGAGGGCACGCTCAAGAACGAGCGCATCAAGATCATGGAGGCGACCCGCAGCGGATCGAGCGCGGCGTCGTATGACGAAATGGTCAAGTGGGCCGAGGAGGCCACCATGCGCGTCGTGCTGGGGCAGGCTGGCACCACTAAGGGCGTGTCGTCGGGCCTGAACAACAATCAGGCGACCGAACACGCCAGCGTCAAGGCGGAGATCGTCAAGGCGGACAGCGACCTGATTTCGGAAGCGATCAATCGGACGTTCGCGCGGTGGGTCACGCTCTGGAACCATGGACCCGACGTGGCCCCGCCGACGGTCTATCGCGTGCTGGACGACGCCGAGGATATGTCCACGGTCGCCGAACGCGACGTGAAGCTAAACGGCATCGGCATCAAGCGGACCGAGGAAAGCGTCGCGGAGGTGTACGGCGACGGCTACGAGGTGGATCGCGTTTCGACGGAGGAGCAGGCGGCGCGGGATGCGGCGCTTGTGGCGGCGAAGACGGGGCAGCAACCGGCCGAAGAGCAACCCGACGCTTCGCTGTTCCACGCCTTCTCCGCCGAGGATCAAGACGCGATCGACCGTCTGATCGAAGCCTCAGCCGGCGACGCCTCCCCGCTATTCGAAGCGATCGGCAACGCGATGCGCGGCAACATGCAAGGCGTGACCACCATTGAAGGCGCGCGGATCGCGTTGCTGGAGGCGGTCGAGCGGTTCGATCCGTCCGCACTGGCGAAGGCGCTGGCACTGCCCTTGCTGGCGGAGCGCGGCGCGGCGGCTATCGGGCTGGAAGATCGGGTTGACGGCTGACCCTGGCGGGCGCATAGAAGCCTTCCTCTCGTATGCATGTTTTCTCCTAGGCCGCATCCTCCCCCCTTGGATGCGGCCTTTCTCTTGCCTATCGCATCCCGGCAAGGCATCGTCCCCACGTCGCACCCCGCGACAGGAGACAGACCGATGCGCCTCCCCTTTGCGCTCCTCATTCTCGCCGTTTCGATGGTCGCTGCCTGCGACGACAAGCGGCCCCAGCCCGCGCCGACGCCTACGCATTCCCCGCCCAATCAGGACGATTGTACGCCTCAGCCCGGCGAAAACCGAACCTGCTGACTTGACCGGGGGACGCCGCCCCCATAACACGGCGCAACTCGCTGCCCTGTGGTGATCGGTGATGCGATTGCAGGGTGGCGGGTGCCACGGAGTGGCCGGGCGGATTGATCAACCGCATGGTCCGGATCGGGGAAGCACCCTGATAGGCGAGTCGAGAGCGCCCCACCCCACCAGATACGCGGCCCCACTGGCGACGGTGGGGCCGTTGCTGTATCTGGAGCCATGCCCACGCGATCCCCCGCCACGCTCTATCCGCTGCAACTGGCGGCACCCGACATCCTCGAATGGCTGCTCGGCAAGGAGCCGCGCGCGATCGGCATGTTCGACGAAATCGGCAGCGACGAATATGCCCGCGCCTTCACCGCCGCGCAGACGGCCGGGACCGACATCGCCGACGACCTGTATTATGCCATGGTCGATGTGGTCGAGCGCAGCGGGAGCGAGCAGGACTTCGCGAAGCTGGTCATGCCGATCCTCAAGGAAAAGGGGTGGCTCGGCGGCGACGAGGGCAAGATCGGCAATCGGGTGCGGCTGATCTACGACACGAACCTGCGGCTGGCGCGCGCGGCGGGGCGCTGGAACCACGTCCAGGCAAGCGAGGGCATGTTCCCATACCTGCGCGCGTTCACGGTCGGTGATAGCCGCGTGCGCCACCCCCCGAAAAGCGAAGATGATCACCGCGCTTGGGACGGCATCGTGTTGCCGGTCAGCCATCCATTCTGGCGCACCTACTGGCCCCCGCTTGGGTTCCGGTGCTTCCTACCCGGCACGCGGATCGAGGGCGCGGTAAAAGCAGGCATCCGGCGCTGGCATTCGGGCAAGGCCGTCGAAGTGGTCATGGCGTCGGGTAGCCGGCTGTCCGTTACCCCGGATCACCCGATACTGACCCGGCGTGGCTGGGTCATGGCGGAGCATGTTCGCGTAGGCGATCACGCATTGCGCCATCGCGGCGTAGTCACCGGTAACCTCGACGTATTCAGTGGGGATGACAATGCGCCACCCCGCGCCGATGATCTTTTCCAGGCGCTCTCGCTTCATGCTCTTGGCGTTGCTGAACCCGTTGCGTTCAAGTTCAACGACCAATCGGCAGTCGGGCAGGGCGAAATCGACATTGTGTTCGCCGACCCTAAATTGGCGCAGGAATGCGTTGCCAAGGTGGGCAGCGAGAACGTCCTCGTAGGGACTGCACTTGGAGCCGACAACGCCCTCGGTCGCCTTGGCGCGGTTCAGAACGGCGTTCGGGAAACGTATGCCGGTCACGCGGGACAGGCGCGCCACCTCGGACTTGCTGACCCCGATTTCAGCGGCGACGCCGGCCATCGACCGGTCTCCGGCGGCGGCGGCGATGCGGAACCGCGCTTCAACATCGGCGTCACGGTCACGGCTGACCTGCCACGCCCGCCGGCATTGCCGCTCCACGCCACCCGGCGTCTGTTTGATGGCCTGCCACTTGATCTTTTCCGCCTCGCTACGACCACGCAGGACGATGCCTTGTTCGCTGAATTGGCGGCTAATCACTGTGCGGCTGACGCCGGCTTGTTCGGCGAGCTGCTTGACGCTCACTCCAGCGCAGTATTGCTCGACGAGGTAGTCGAGGTTCGGCAGTTCGATTTTGCGGGTCATGTGTACGACTTTCAGACAGAGGAGGGCGTTGTATCCGCAGATGGCGTTATCGTCCACAACTGCCGGTGCAGCGTCGGACAAATGTCGCGCTCCCAGCTCGCCCGCTACCGCGACGGCATTACGTCGGAAGATGAACTCGCATGGCGGATCGAGCGACTTGGCCCGCCCGTGTTCGCCCCGCCGGCTGCACCGATCGGGCAGCAACTGGCGGAAATGGTCGAGGAGACAAACCGGCCGACCGCATCGGACGGCACGCCGCAGCCCCGCCTTCCCGGCTTGCCCCCGATCAACCCGATCCAGACCGAACGCGCCGGCCGCGACATATGGGACGCGGTGATCAGCGGGCGCACGCTGGACGAGATCAGCCGTAACGTGCGGCAAGTCGTGCGCCGATAGAGCCATTGCGGCGCGGCGCGGAAAAGGCGAAAAGGCCGCAACGGAGGAACCACGATGGCCCTTGCCCCTAAAGCCCGATCGTTCACGCTCTACGAGGTGGGCAAGGATGGAACGCTGTTCGGCGACATCATGGTTCCACCGCTGCCAAGCATCAACACGGTCAAGAACACCCTGGCGTCGTCGACACTGCCCTCGGCGGTCGTGGCCGGCGAACCTGCCATCTACGTGCCGCTGTATCCGCGCGTGGCCGCCTTGCGCGACCGTAGCGCGGCGGTTCGCGATCGGCGCATAGCCCTAGAGAAACGAGTATCAGCATTGGAGGCGCAAATTGGCTGACGATCCCGCATATGGCCCAACCGACACGGTAACGGTGAACGCGCAACGCTTCTCCGGCTTTCTGGACGCGGTGGTGGGCCTTGTCAGCAGCGAGACGACCGGCCTTGCCGCGCTGCGGAAGCGGATCGATGATCTGGAAAATCCGCCTGCCCCCACGAACGTCCTGACCTATCAAGGGCAAAACCTGACTTATCAGGGCGAGCCGCTGACCTATGGAGCCAACGCATGACCGAAGTTACCAGCGCCATCATCGACGCGATCGGTGGCGATCCAACGTCTCGCGCTCGCATTTCCAAGCTGGAAAGCGATTTGAGCAGCGCCTTGGCGCGCATCTCTGCGCTGGAGAACGTCAACAAGGTGACGATCACCGGCACTCCGCCGACGACCGGACAGGTGGGAAGCGCATACAGCTTCACGCCGACCGTTGCGAACGGTTCGGGCACCAAGGCGTTTACGATGTCGTCGGGTACGCTGCTCGGCGGCCTGTCGTTCAACACGACCACGGGCGCGATTACCGGCACGCCGACTGTCGCAGGCACCATGAACGGCCTTGTCATCACCGTTACGGACAGCAGCGGCAGTGCATCGACCATGCCGACGAACGTGACGATCGCAGCGGCCACCACTGCGCCTATGAAGATTGCCGCAGCCGGTTCAAGCACGCCTCAACACGGCTTCACGCTTTACGGCAGCACCGATAATTCAGACCCGCGTGTAACGTCGTCCGACACTGGCACAAACTTCGCCCAACTTGATACTGGCCGCTTCGGCCAGCGTCTCGGCAAGAAGCTAGCTGACACGTTCGGGCGAAATGTTCAGTTCGTTACTCGGGGGGCCGGCGGCACGACCCTCGCAGGGTGGGAGGCTAATTCCAACAATCTCCTCACCAATCTAACCAACGCTATAAAGGCGGCCGGTGGCGTCGATTGTCTGTGGCTGCAAGTCGGCTGGAACGACATCAACACTGGTGTGCCCGCAAGCAAAGCGTCTCACCTAGCTCTGTTGCGGTCACTGATTGCGAAGATCCGCAGTGGATCTGGGCAGAGCAACCTGATGATTTTCATCGGCATCACACAGGATAAGAGCTTCACGCCCGAGGTGCGTTATGTGCGCCAAGCGGAGATGACGATCATTAACAATGATCCGTTCGTCCGCATCTTTTGCAATCAATCTGACCTCCTGACGAATGACGGAGTCCACGTTCAAGATACGGCTTACGACACGTTCGCCGATCGCGCGTTCCTACAGCTCAGTGCCTTCTTCTCTGGTGGTGCGCAGGTCCGTGGCCCTCGCACGGTTGGCGCAGCACGCGTTACCGATACGACCACAGACGTTACTTTCCAGCATGGCAACGGCAACGACTTCACGCCCACAAGCGGTGCGCTCGGGTTTAGCGTCTATGACAGCAGCGGCGCTCAGATTACCGGCACGGTCACCGGGGCGCGAGTTTCGCCGACCGTCGTGCGTGTGACCCACCCGACCGGTGTCAGCAAAATCGACTTCTACACCAACCCGCTGACCTCGCAGGCAGGGCAGTCTGACCCAAATGCTCTCAAGGACAACGGGACTGTGCCCCTCCTCGCAGAGCCGAGCGAGGATTTGCTTGCGGTCAGCGGAGCGACAGTGACGCCGGTCACGATCAGTGGCACGCCTGGCCCAATGACCTCCGGCGCGGCGTATAGCTTCGTGCCGACTACGTCCGGCGGGGATGGCGGAAAGGTCTTCTCGTTCAGCGGTTCGCTGCCTAGCGGGCTTGTGTTCTCGACTGCCACTGGCAGCATTACGGCAGCGGCCGGCAACACCGTTCCGGCTGGCAGTTATTCTGGCACAATCACAGTGACTAGCGGCGGCACCAGCGCGACGCTTAACGTCACCATCGCTGTCAGTGCCTCTGGGTCTGGCGGCGGGACGCCGACCTACACCGCGACGGGCAAATCAGCCCAAATGAATTACGGCGGGGACAACGTCGACACTAACCCGGCGGTGGCTGGCTGGAACAACCGCAAGGTATCCACCAATCCAACGGCTACCGCTGTCGTCACTCCTGCTGGTGCAAGCACCGGCTGGACGGATTATGAAACTGTGTCGGGAGTTCCCAGCACCACGGGCGGGGCAGCAAACACGGGCGCTACGACCGGCAACAATAGTGGCGTTTACCCCGATGCTGTGATGACATCGTACTGGTTCCACCAGAGCGACACGCCGGCGAACCACGTATTTGGTGGCCTCGACGACGCGAAGGCATATGACGTCACGCTCTTCTCGTCGCGTGCTACGACTGGTCGGTTCACGGCATTCACGATCAACGGTAACACTCAGACGTTGGACGCCTCCAATAATACCGCGAACACAGTCACTTTCTTGAAGATCAGGCCGTCCGGTGGTGTGATCAATGTTGGCTGGGGCAAGGGAACAATCAACGGGACGGCTAGCGGTTTTGCCTACCTGAACGCAGCAGTCGTCACCGAATTCAGCATCACATGACAAAATTTTCGCGCTTCTCGTTGAACCTTCTGGAGTATGGGCGGCACATTATGCCGCCCTGTTTCCTCAAGTCGCCGGTCGGCCTTAGCCTCGCCCACCTTTTTTGAAGGACTGCATATGGCACTCGATCTTTCCGCGACCCTGACCGCCGCCGAGGCCGCATGGAAGGCGGCGCTTGATGCGGCGGAATTGACGATCGCAGCGCAGGAAGCGCAAATCACGGCGGACGAGAAGCGCGTCACCGCCCTTGAGGCGGGTGTGCCGGCCCCCGTCACCGTCATTTCCAATCCCTCGATCGTCCGCACGGTCGGCCCGCAGGTCGTCGCCGATACCGGGTGGCAGGACTTGGAAAGCATCTTCGGCACGTTCGCCACCGCAGCGGCCGTCGATGGCGACACCGGGGCGCTGAACCATGCCGGCACCCTGTACATGTATTGCGACATCGGCAGCGTCACGCCCTCGTCCGGGCTGCGCGTCGACAACATCGGCAACAGCCAATACAAGCAGTTCTATTACCCGGTCGGTGGCAAATGGACGCTCCTGCCCGGTGCGAACGCGGTGATGAATTACGGTAAGCCGCTCACCAAGGAAGATCGGTTCACCGCGCAATACCGCGATGACGAAGGGGTGATCCTGTTTTTCATCAACGACGTGCAGGTCCATCGCATCGTCGCCGAAGTCGTCAAGACCATGTTTCCTGGCGGACCCGGCCGCTTCGCGCGCTACGTGAAGGGCGGCGGCACGGACAACATCAAGACGACGTTCTCTTCCAGCGGTGGCGCTCCCCTCCGCATTCTGGCGGTGGAACCGCACTTCGCAGGGCGCGGTGCCGACATCCATATCGCATACTCCAACGCTGTCGGGCAACGCATCCAAGGGTGGGATGCCCGCCTACCGGATGGCTCAATTGTGGCGTGCAGCCTTGCCGAAAACCTGCGCCCTGGCCGGGCAAAGATCACTATTCCTGACACGTCAGTGTCTGCGCAGTTGGCTGGGACCACTGCCCCCATCACCATCGTTCAGCGGGGCAATAGCGCGGTTACCTTGCCGACTGAATATGTCGTCACCGACAAGACGACTTGGGGCATCAATGTCGCCGGGCATCCTCGGCCTCGCAACAATTTGGCGGCGACCTACTGGCGCGGGGATGGGTACGGGAAAGATGGATATGGTGAGGCAAACGCGCCGTATATCGACACATTGACCGGTAACATCCTCTCGTTCGAAGACGGCGTAAATGCCTACCTGATCAAGATGGACCCGGTAGCCGAGGATTGCCTTGTCCGCTTGAGCTGGGACGGCGACCCGGCAAGCGTCACCATTTCCGATCTTTCGCGCAACACCAGCAATCAGGTCCGCACCGGAAGCTCGATCGAGTTCAACCTCAAAGCCAATGCCGACGCGCTCTATGTCAGCGTGCCGAAATCGGCGTGGAACCCTTCTAACCCGGTACGCAACATCTGGTGTTCGGAGATCGCCACCCGTGGCGGCCCGTACATCGATCAGACGACGTGGCACCCGGCCTTCGTAACCGCCGTATCGCAGTGGAAGTTCACGCGGTTCATGGACCTGCTGGGGGTCAATTCCTACTACACCGGTTTTGACAACGGCATTCTCGAATGGAAGAACCGCCGTCAGACGCCGCTTGGCCTATTCCCACGCAATGCTCGCATCTTCATTCCGACGAGCAGCGCGACGGCCCGCCTGCCGCTTCGCATACGCCCCTATGCGTCCCACACGTTCATCGCCAAGTATCTGCCGAACCGGCACTGGTACGGCAGCAAGGGCAACTTGTGGAGCGTGACGATCCTCGCGGCCTCGGGCGGCGGATCGATCACCATTGATGATCGCAACGTCATCATCACACCGCCGGCCGCAGGCACGGTGCAAAGCGTTATCGACCTGATGCGCGCCACGCCATCCATGGTCGAAATCTTCGATATTGGGAAATATGACGTTCCCGCCGACACCATCCCACCGATGGCCCGCACCTATCTGCGCGATGGCGTCGACGCGGACCCGGCGAAAGTGACGTTTGAAGATTTGGCAGACCTATTCAAGCGGGCGAACCTTGAGCCGTATGTCAATCTGCACGTCAACTGCACGCCTGATTTCGCTACTCGCGCCATTCAGGTCGTTACCGACGTGACAGGAAAGACTTGCCGCGCTGAACACGGCAACGAGGCCTTCAACCTCGCTTTCCCCGGCTCGCTTTGGTACGGCGCATGGGCTGTTTATCGCGGCACAACCGAGACGAACATTCTGGCTCAGTCGATTGACGAGTCGTGCTACCGTGCCCGCCCGATCTTCGCCGCGCTCAAGCAAGCGTTTGGCTCGAAGGTCAGGACCGGCATGGGTTCGATGGCCGCGAATTCTTCGGTGACGGCGCAGATATTGAACTATCCCGGCATGACCAATGACGTGATCAGTGCCGTGTTCATCGCGCCCTATTTCTACCCTACTTTCGATCAACCTGACGACGCGGTTTATATCGAAGGCGCGTACAAGAACATCAATGCGCAAATCGAGGTGGTCGCCGCTCACAAGCAGATCGCCGCACCCAAGGGCATCGCCGTCGAGACATACGAAGTCGGGCAGCACGCGCTTGACAGCGACATCGCCAATGCTCGCCGCCGCCAGCGTTCGCCCGAGATGAAGGCGCTGTACGGCTACTATCTGAGCGAGTTCCAGCGCATCCATGGCTTCGGCCGCACCGTGCCGTTCTACCACTACCACTGGATTTCGATGATCGCGACGAGCCAATCCGGCGCGTGGGGGCTGATCGAGTATCTGGGCCAGCCGCGTTCCGAAGCGCCGAAGATGGACGCCTATCTCGACGCCTACGATGGCGTGTTCCCGCCCTACCTCCGCTACGGCGCGAACATCCGTATCCTCGGCACCCGCGCCGTTGGGCAGACCGTCACGCTGGACGTGCCGCCGGCCTTCAACACGCGATCGTACCAAATCCAGTGGACGTTGGACGGCGTGCCTATCTCCGGGCAATCGGGATGGTCGCTGGCGCTCACCAGCGCGAACGTGAACAAGAAGCTGGGCGTCAACCTCGTTCTGGTCGGTGACAAGGGCTATACCAAGGCCCTAGCCTATCAGGACAGCGTGGCGATCACCGCATGATGCAGGAGGTTTGAATGCCCATTCCATCAACCGCGCTCGACCTCGGCACGATCGAGCCTGTCGATCTGCTCGACTTCTATATCGCCATATCGCAGGGGCCGTTGGAGGGCGACGTTCTCCAGGCCGGCGAGGAGGTGGCAAGCTACACCCTTGCCCTTCCGCTGGAAGCGTCGGCGGCAGGCCTAACGATCGTCGAGAAGGAGACGGAGAACGGCAAGTACGCGACCCGGCTTGCCGATCGCACGCTTGCCTTTTGGCTCAACGTCAACCCGTCGCAGCAGAAGTCGACGGCGTTCGACGGTCAGGGCGTGACGCTCCCGATCGAACTGACCATCACCACCACCAACACGCCTCCGCGCATCAAGCAACGGACGCTGAAAATCCGGGTGACGAACAAATGATCGAGGGCACCGTCGAGAATGGCCGCCGCGTGCAGGCCGAGTTCCCCTTCTACAGCGGCCTGATGTCGATCGAGCAGCAGGGCGACACGCTGGCGGGGGCGTATGTCGGCACCGCGCCGTCCCGCGCCAAGCTGCCGGCAGATGGCACGATCGACGGCGAGGCCGTGCGGATCACCGCCGCCGTGCGCTCGCCGCTGGTCCGCGCCATGACGCTGGTCACGCTAGAACGCGTCGCCGCCGGCTGACCTCGGCGACACGCTCGGCCTCCGCCGGTGTGAGGAGGCGGCCCGCGCCGGCTGGGGGCGTCCAGCGCGGCGCATAGGCCACCAGCCCGCCCGGCGCGCGGCATTCGGTGCAGTCGAGGCGGGCGACATCGGCGCGCACCTCCTCACGAAAGCCGCAGCGACAGGCGAGGGTGGTGATCATGAAATTCGCCTGTCGATAAGCATGTCGAGTGTTGCGAACACGATTAGCGGTGAACGTGACGCCTCAAGCACGTAGCACACCCCGCCGGGCTGATAAGTTGCGACCCGACCAGCGGCATTACCCGTGACAAGGGCGGCGATGCACGGAGGCCGGCGTTGCGGCTTTGTCACCGGATCAACGCCCGCAACCGCCGCGCCCCGGCCTCCGTCAGCCGTTCCGACAGGACCAGCATCGCCGACTCCTCCCGCTCGCATAGACTGCGCCCGGCCGCCTCTTGCAACGCCTCGCGCACCTGCTGCCCGATGGTCTTAGCCATCACCGGAACGCCAGACCGAGGGCAACACAGACGGCGTACACGGCAACGCCGAGCGTCATCCACGCGCCGATGATGCCGGCGCACAGCCACCAGTTGAAGTTGATCACCCGAGGCGCATCCACGGGTTCACGGCCACGATAATCGCTCATTGCACATGCTCCTGAAAGTAGACGATGCACGACAGCTTGAGCCGGTCGGCGCTGGGGCCGTTGTAGCTCGCGACGATATCCGCAGCCGCGCCGTCGCCGCGCGTCAGGGTGTAGCGATATGCGATCGAGCAGACGTTGACCGTGGCGTTCGGCATCCATGACGTATCACCGGTCGCAATCGCCTGGGACGCCATGGCCTGATATCGGGCAACCGCCGCGTGCAGGTCGGTCATCTCGGGCTGCGCGGTCATCGCGAGCAGGAACGCAAGCATGTCAGTCACTCCTATTGCGGCGCGCGGTATGCTGCCGGATCATGTACGGATGGGGTGAAGCGTCGCACCGGGCATATTCGCGGGCGGTCGCGGCGTCGACGAAGCGGAGGCCGCCCCAATCGCCTTCCCGCGACAGGTTCACACCTTCGCCGTTGGGGAACTCCGTGATCACGTATCGGATCATTTCAGCACCTCGGCGGCGATGGTTTTGCCCTCGTTACTAAGCTGATAGATCACCGCGTCGTCGCCGCGCTTCCCATAGGGGCGGATGTTGGCGAGGCCTGCGCCGTAGAGCCGCAACAGCCCGATATGCTCCGTCCTGACCAGCAACGTGCCGCAGTCACGCAGCGCGCGCAGGGCGGCAAGCGCGTCTTCGTGCTGTCTGACGCTCAATGCGGACGTGCATTCCTGGCAGATGATCCTTTGCGTCGGCTTCAAGCCGAGCGAGCGCGTCAGCATATGGCCGCAAGTCAGCTTGAGATGCTCACGGCTCCCGCCGGGAACGCGCCGAACCTCGCGCGTCACCACGTCGCGCCACACGATGCACCGCGCGCTCACAGCCGCACCTTGCGCCGCCAGATCGGCAAGCCGAGCAGGTACACGACGAACCCGCGATGCGTATCGCCGTACATGCCGCCCCACCGGCGGCGTCGCTTGCGGATCAGAGCCATTGCATCCCACTCCTCGGATCGCGGCGAACGTGCGCCGCATGAGCCGCGCGGAACTCCGCTTGTCGGCGCGCGAGCCGGCGCACCTCGTCATAACGGGCGACGTGCGCGACGGGTTCGCTGGTGAAATAGGCGCGTTCTGCGGCGGTCATGGGTGCCTCCGTCCATTGTTCATCGGATGGCGCTTAATTCGACCGCGTTCGTCATGCACGTATGCGCGTCGCAACTCGCCTTCCAGATGTCGGATCGTGTCAGCGTGGCCAGCGATAACGATATTGCTGGCGTTGACGCTGATTTCAGCGTTGCGGCGCATCTTCGCGATCAAGGCCAAGGCCTCGTCACGCTCGCGCACTACGGCGTCGTATGTTTTCCGGGTAACGAACATGGGCGCTTCTCCATGGGCTGATGCCATCCTCGCGGCCGATCGCACCGGCCGTCTGGGGGCAGGCGGGGTTGCCCCCGCCGCGCCTATCACTTCATGCCAATTTCGATAAGATAGTCCCGCTCAGCAACGAATGGCTCTTCGCGTCTGTTGGCGATGAAAACCACCTGACCTTTGCCGCGATGCAAATCGATATGGTGACGCCATTCGGTCGCGGGATAAGCGGTGAAAAAATCGAACACGTATCTAGTGAACAACTCTGGATTGGCCTCTGCCCAGCCCCGGTTAAGCTGGCGCTCTGATCGGCTGACTTCGGCTTGGTCTGGGGCTGGCATAATCGACATCCTTTCGCGTGATGCACATTACATACACCCTATCACGACCATTGCAAGCCCCTTTCACAACAATGTCGCAATCGCCTCCAATAATGTACCCTTTCCGCCCTATCGCGCGCGGGGTAAATCCTGCGGCCATGATCGAAACCGAGATTGAGGTATTTCGCTGCGGCACCCCGGCCGCCCGTGGCATCACCGCCGAGCAGTTGGCGGAGGTGGCGACGTATGAGTGCGCCGATAAGCCGGTGCCCCTGTGCTTCGGCCATCCGACCAGCGACACCCCGGCAGCGGGCGGCATCGGCGGCTTCCGCGCGGAGGGCAATCGCCTGTTCGCCAAGGTGGCGACGCTGACCGACAAGGCGATCGAGGGCATCAAGTCGGGCGAATGGCTAGACCGCAGCATGGCGTTCTTTCACCCCGATCACGAAGCGAACCCGCGTCCTGGCAAGTGGTCGCCGCGTCATGTCGGCCTGCTCGGCGGTGCCGCGCCCGGCATCCCCGGCATGGCGTCGCTGCAAAGCGAGTTAGGATCGCGGCTGGCATATACCGCCGATGGCGGCCTTGTCGCGGAGGGTGCGCCGGCCGACGCAATCGTGTACGCCACCGAGCAGCCGACCACGACCCACACGGTTTTCGAGGCAAAGGAGCCGACCACCATGACCGACAAGACGCCCGAGCAACTGGCATTCGAAGCGCGCGAGGCCGATCTCGCCGAGCGCGAGCAGCGCGCCAGCGCCCGCATCCGCTCGCAGTTCGAAGCCGGCAACAATGCCGCGATCGACAATCTGGTGCGCGAGGGCAAGGTGCTGCCCGCCGAGGCCGCCGACCTCAAGACCGCGTTCAACGCGCTGGACCCGGAAGCCGACGAACTGACTTTCGGCGCGGGCGACAAGGCCAGCAAGGCGACCGCCGCGTCGAAGCTGCTGACGTTCATCGCCGGCCTCGACAAGCGCGTGCCGCTCGGCGACCGCACCGCCCCGACCGGAGACGCGGGCGATGCCGGCAAGCAGACGTTCACCGATCCGGCCGCGTTCAATGCCGCCGCCAAGGCGCTCGCTGCCGAGAAGGGCCTGACCTTCGACGCAGCCTGCGCCGAACTCGCCGGCTGACCCCTACCACCCCACCGCAGACCAACAGGAGATAGGCCATGGGCCGCACCACGAACGGGCTGATCAAGAGCCGCAACGCCACCGGGACGGTCCCGGCCTATACCCTCATCACCGAAGGCGCGGCCGATGGCGTCGGCGCAATCGCGGTTGACGCGACCAAGCCGATCATCGGCGTGTCGTCGGAAATCGACGTGATCGCCGGTGAGCGCATCTCCGTCCAGATGGTCGGCAACGTCGCGGAGGTTCGCTATGGCGGCACCGTGGCGCGTGGCGACAAGCTGACGGCGGACGCGCAGGGCCGCGCCATCACGACCACCACCACCGGCGCGCATTACGTCGGCTTCGCGGAGGTTTCCGGCGTGACCGGCGACATCGGCACCGTCAACGTCGCCCCCGGCGTTCTCTGAACCTCTCGGCACAAGGATAGACCGCAATGGCCCGCGCCAATTTCCCCCTGGTTTCCGTTCCGCTCTCGGGCGTGGCGATCAACTACGCCGGCATCAACCGGGCGCAGCGCGGCTATATCGCCGATCGCGTCGCCCCGCGCCGCCGCGTTTCCAGTCAGCTATTCCGCTGGTACTCGTCGAAGATCGACGAGGCGTTCACCGTCTATGACACGCAGATCGATCGCCTCGGGCAGGCGAACGAGATGACGCATGGGTGGACGCTCCAGACGGACGCCACCCGCGATTATGCCATCCGCGAGCCGGTGGCCTATCGTGATCAGCGCGAAGCGGAGGCGCAGGGCATCCCGTTCGACCTCCGCGCATCCGCAGCGCAGAACGTCGTCGATCAAATCCAGCTCGGCCGTGAAATCCGCGTTGCGACGCTCACCATGTCGGCAAGCAGCTATCTGCCCGGCTACACCCGCGACATCGCGCAGGGCTGGTCGAACTTCACCACCAGCGATCCGGTGGCCGACGTTCGCGATGCACAGGCCAAGATGCTGATCAAGCCGACGACCGGCGTTGCATCGCGCCGCGTCGCCGACATTCTGGAGCGGCATCCGAAGGTCGCTGCCGCGCTGGGCGGCTCGCTCCAGTCGGGCCAGTACAACGACCTCCAGCGCGTCGCGCGTCTGTTCAACCTGCGCGAGATCATCGTCGGCGATACGCTGTACCAGACCAGCAAGCGCGGGCAGACGCTGACGACCGGCAACATCTGGTCGGACAGCTTCGCCATGCACTATCAGGATGGCGTCGCTGCCGATGGCGTCACGTCGCTGAACTCGGGCGAAGGCGCGCGCTCGCCGGCTTTCCTGACGACGTTCCAATGGAACGATTGGGTCGCCAGCGAGACGGAATACGACCCCGGCGACATGGGCCTGTACGGTGGCGTCAAGGTGCTGGCGGGCGAAAGCGTCGTCGAGCGCACCGTCGCCCCCTATGCCGGCTACCTGTTTCAGAACGTGGTTGCACCGGCCGCGTGATCTTACCGGACGGCGGGGGCAACCCCGCCGCGAGGATAAGACCACAGGAGCCGCTACGATGACCGACTTTTACGCGCAGTTCGATGGCGAGGATGTCGCCGGCAAGCGGTACGCCCTCGGCGAGAAGATCGACGACGACACGCATCCGCAGGTGCTGCGCGTGCTGCGCGATCAGGGCCGTATCGCCGAGACGCCGCCGACCACCTTCCCCGTGCCGCTGTCGGGTTCCGACAAGGACGTGGGCGATATGACCCGTTCGGAACTGGAGGCCGCCGCACTCGCCGCCTTCCATTCGCAGGTCCGCGATATGAGCGACGATGCATTGCGCGAAGGCGTGACCCGGCACCGCGAGCGCGTCGGGGCCGGCAGCGAGACGGACGACAGCGACGACAGCGGCAGCGGCGACACCACCCTGCCCGACGATCGCGCGCTCGGCCGCATGAACACCGCCGACCTGACCGCGCAGGCCGAGAAGGAAGGCGTCAACCTCGACGGTGCCGACACCAACGCGGCGCGCGTGCAAGCCATCCTGGCGGCCCGTAACCCCGCCTGATCGGCGCGCATATCGCATTGAGGCGGCACCTGGGCTATGGCTCGGGTGCCGTTTTCGTTTGGAGCCGCCGCCATGCCGTATATCGACGTTCCTGATTACGTCCGCCGCTTCGGGGCACGCGAGACGATCGACCTGACCAATGAGGCGGCCCGCACGCCGGGGCAGACGGCGCAATATGACGAAGGCAAGATCGACGAGGCGCTAGAGGACCAGTCCCAGACCGTCGATGCCTATATCGGAACCCGCTACACCACGCCGCTTGAGAACGCGCCGCCGATCGTGCGCGGCTGGGTCGCGGCGCTGGCGCGCGAGCAACTGGCGACAAACACCGGGCGCGTGCCCGAAGCGATCCGGCTGGCTGCCGACCGCGCGCGCGCCGATCTTCGCGACCTGTCCAACCGCAAGCTGAACCTGCCCATCCCCGAAGGCGACGAAGCGCCGGCACCGATTGACGGCGGCGCGCCCGTGATCCTCGGCGACCGCATCTCGCCCACCTTCACCAACGACGTGCTGAACGATTTCACGTCGGCGTTCACTGGCGGCAATTGCTTGCCCAACTGGCGGCGCTGACATGGCGGGCTTCGCCACCCGCATCGACTTCGAAGGCAGCGGCCTGTCGCGCCCGCTGGCGGCCCTGCGCAACATGCGCGCGCTCGGCGGCAATATCCGGCCATTCATGGAGGATGCGAAAAGCGTCCTGCTCGATAGCACTGTCGAGCGGTTCCGCACCGGGCGCGGCCCTGACGGCATCCCATGGGCGCAGACCAAGCGGCAGGTGCGGCAAGCGGTCGGCCCCGCCGGCCCGAACAAGGCGCGCATCCTCGTCGACACGGGCGACCTCCTCGCCAGCATTCGCGCGCAGGTGGGGCCGGATTACGTCGAGGTCGGATCGGACGGCCTCAAGAACCCGGTCAAGGCGCTTGCCAATCAGTTCGGATCGCACCGGCAGACGGTCGTCGTTCGCCATGAGCGCACCGTCACCCGCGCGTTCGGCGCACCACTGCGCCGGCCCGTCACGTCCACCGTGCGCGGTCATGGCCGCATCACCAACCTACCCGCTCGCCCGTTCATCGGCATCGACAAGGCCGACGAGGCAAACATCGAAAGCGCCTGGGAACGCCGCCTGATCGCCACCTTTGCAGAGGATCGCTCCAATGGCTGACCCGCTCGACTTCGGCGTTGACCTGTCCACCGTCGTCGCGCGCGTGGAGGCGCTGTCCTATTTCGTGACGGTGGCCGATATCACAGCCGCGACCGAAGCGCTGGAAGCAGAAATCCCCGCCAGCGCGCCCGCCGCGTTCGTCGCCATATCTGACGAGCGAGCGAGATCAAAGAACGACTATATTGGAGGACACACGCAAGAGGTGGATTGCGACCTGACGATCCTGTTCGTCGAAAGCAGCGCCCGTTTCGCGCGCGACACGAAAGACGTGGTGGACACTGCCAAGCGCGCGCTGATCCGTCAGTTCATAGGCTGGCAACCGGACGGCGCGGGCACGCCGCTGGACTATGTGCGCTTCCGTGTCGTCCAGATCGGCGGCGGCTTCGTGTGGGCTGAGGTGGTGTTCACGACCCGCTACGTGGTCAGCACCCTGGCATAATGTACCCTTTCGCCCGTGGGGGGCGGGACGTATCACCGCGACGACTTCACAGGAGCCGAAGCGATGGCAGATGACACCCCCCAGACCCAACCGCCGGCAGTCGACGAGGCCACCGGCTTCGCGCTGCAAGGCGGCTTCCCGCTGAACGCCCGCCTTCGCGCCGAGGCGCTGGCAGACGCCGGCAAGACGACCGACCCGGAGGGGCTAGTCGCCGATGACCTGATCGCTTCGACCGGTGAGCGACTGGTCGCCGAGCGCGCCGATGCGGCGAAGGCAGAAGCGGACGCCACTCCGTCCATGGATTGGACGAAGGAACGACTGCTCGAGGAGGCCGCGACCCGTCAAATCCAGATCGAGGGCAACGCCACCAAGGCGCAAATCCTCGACGCCATCAACGCGGGTGCGCCCGCCAGCACGGAGGCGTAACAGATGCCCGGCCCGATCAAGAACTGGAACAAGAAGCTGATCATGCTCAAGGCCGAGACGACGGAGGGCACGGACGCGGCCCCCGGCGTCGCCGCCGACGTGATCAAAGTCCGCAACTTCACGCCGACGTTCATGAACGCGGACCAGAAGGTTCGGACGCTCGAAAAGGCGTTCTTCGGTGCCGATCCCGTGGCGCTCGCCAGCTTCCGGCGCGGCGCGTCGTTCGACATGGACTGGCACGGCGCGGGCACGGCCACCGGTATCCCGCCCTGGATGAAGGTGCTGGCGTTCTGCGGCTTCGGTACGCCGGTCGTCGGCGCGTCGAGCGTCACGCTTTCGCCGGTCACGGACAGCATCGCGGCGGCGACGTTCTACACGTATATCGACGATCTGCTGCTCAAGGCGATCGGCACGCGCGGCGGCGTCGGCTTCACGTTCCAGGACGACGAAATCCCGATCTTCTCGATCAACATGCTCGGCCGGCCGCCGCTGGCGCTGGCCGAACAGGCAACGCCGCCCGCGCTGGTGCCGACCGGCTACATCGATCCGCTGATCGCCTCGACCGAAGTCTCGACCTTCACCTATGGCGGGTACGCCTTCCCGCTGCGGTCATGGACCATGAGCGACAATGCGCAGCTCGCGCTCCGTTCGCTGATCAACCCGCAGGACCGTATCAACTACGGCGGCCGGTCGTGGAGCGGCACGGTGGTCGTGCGCGTGCCCGACATCACGGTTGCCAACGCCAACCCGTTCGCCACGATCCGCACGGGCGCGACCCTGCCGGCGACCGCCGTTCACGGCACCACGGCCGGCAACATCGTGCAGGCGGACTGTCCCCGCCTCCAGATCACGGGCGACGTGGCGCTGTCCAACGAGGACGGCGAGACGATGGCGACAATCCCCGTGACGGCGCTCCCGAATGTCGGTAACGACGAGGTGATCTTCACCACGAAATGACGGAGCGAAACCCATGTCGTTCGACCTTCTCGACAAGCCGCTGATTTACATTCCGGTCAAGTGGCCGGGCTTGAAGGCGGACGACAATGGGGACGCGGTGGCGGTCGAGCATACCGTCGACGTGCAGATCGAATTGCTCGACGTGGACCCGCTGAACGACTGGATCGCAGCCGGCGGCGCGCTCGCCGATGATGCTGACGCCGCCGCCCGCGCCGACCATGCGCGCTCCACATTCAAGGCGGTGGCGAAGGAGTGGCGCGGCGTAGTCGCCAACGGCAAGAGCCTGCCGTTCACCGATGGCAATATCGACAAGCTGTTGCAGGTGCCCGGCTTCGCCGACGCATTCGGCAACGCGTACCTGAAAGCCTGGAGCGGCAAGGCGGAACTGCGGGAGGGAAACTCCGCAGGCTCGCCCGCCAATGGGCCGGCGGTCGAGCCTTCCGACGCGACGCCGAAGGACACGACCAGCAAGAGCAGCCCGCCGCAGAACTGACCGAGTGGGAACAGGAGTGCGCGCGGTTCAACGTCGATCCGCGCGCCTTCGGCGAAACTGGCGACGACCCCGACAGCATCCCGGTATGGCCCGACATGCGCGACGCCTTCGCCCTGCTCTGTGACGCGGAATGGGTATGGCTGTCGGGCATGGCGGGCTTTATCCGCGCCGGGATCAGCCGCCCCGGTCTAGAGGCATCGGCCCGGCTGTTGGGCATCAAGCCGAAGAAGCTGCGCGCCGCTTTCCCTGACGTGCGGATCATGGAAGCGGCCGCAATGGAATATTGGGCGCGGAAGCGGTAGGAGGGGCCACCAGATAGGGGTTCCGCATGGCCTTCGACCTTTCCGCCCGCATCACCGCCGACGCTTCCGGTCTGGAGCGTGCCGCCGATCAGGGGGCGAAGGCGTTCGACAGCCTAGGCGCATCGGCGAAAGGGGCGGCGACCGGCGCGAAGGCGCTGGAAACGGCGACGGAAAGTACCAGCCGTTCTACGGCCGCGCTCGCCGACAACAGCAAATCTCTTGCTGCTCGTCAAACCGAGGCCATGCGCGCGGTCAAGACGGTAACGACGGCCACCGCGCAACAGACGGTTGAGCGCATTCGGGCGATCACCACGGCCACGCAAACGGCCATCGCCGAACAGCGTCTCGCCTCTGCAACGTCGCAGGCGGAGCGATCGGCCGCCGCCGCCGCCTTGGCGTCGCTCCGTCTGGAGAAGGCGCAGCAGAGTCTATCGCGCGCCAATGGCGACGTGACGAAATCGGCGAACGCGCAGCAATACGCGATCCGCAACGTCGGGCAGCAGTTCGGCGACTTCGGGTTGCAGGTGGCCGGCGGCACTTCCGTTGCGCTGGCCTTCGGGCAGCAGGCGGGGCAGCTTGGCTATGCGCTGTCTGAGATGGGCGGCCGGCTGGGCAAGGTCGGCGCATTCCTGACCGGACCGTGGGGCATCGCCCTGACGGTCGGCGCGGCGGTGTTGGCTCCATTCGTCGAGAACCTGTTCAAGGCCGGCGAGGCTGCGAAGGAGGTCGAACTCGGGTCGAACGGGCTGGCGACGGCGCAAGGTGCGCTCGGGCAAATCTTCGATCTGACCACCGGCAAGATCAAGGCGCAGAACGCGGAACTGGTCGCGTCGGCGGAACTGCTACGGGTTAACGCACGCCTCGCCGGCATCAACCTGCGCACCCAAGCGGCACAGGCGCAGTTGAATGCCGACAAGACGTTCGACGCGGCGGGCAGACAGTCCATTACCGATCGCCTGACCGCCGCCGGGCAAGGCGCGGCGGCTGGTTCGCTGGCGGGGCGCGCTCGGGCTGGTGGCGTTGGTGCGTTTCTCGGCGGAGCGTTCGGTGCGGCGCAGGGGCTGGTCAGCGGCACAGAGCGCGGCGGGACCAACGCGAAGAACATCGGCCGCGTCGTGCAGGGTATCAAGTCGGGCACGATCAAGCCGGAAGATGCCATTGCGGCGGCGGAACGGCTCGACTTCACCGGCACCGGCGTTGACCGGCAATCCTTCCTTGAGGGCGTGCGCGATTTCGCCAGCGCGCCGGCTCTGCGCGAGATCGCCGCGCTCGCCGACAAGTCGTTGCGCGATGGCGAACTATCCAGCGGCCTGCGCCAAACCGGACGCACGAAGAAGCCGCCGAAGCCGAAATCGACTGCCGCGCGCGACGAATTCGGGCGCGACGCCGCTGATCGTCTCGCCACGATCCGCGAGCAGTTCGACACCACCCCGCCGGTCATCGCCAACGTCAACAAGCAGTTGCGCCAACTCGACGACCTGATCGACGACCTCGGCCGCCGCAAGCCGCCGAACTTTCAGCAGTTGATCGACGACGCGAACGCGCTGAAACCGCTGATCGAAAACAACCTGACCAAGCCGTTTCGCGACTATCTCAAGGCGCAGGACGAACAGCTTGCGGTGCAGCGCCTGACCAGCGCCGGCCGGATCGACGAAGCTAATGCCCTCCGCGTCGTGCAGCAGCTACAGGCGCAAATGGGGCCGCTGACCGATCAGCAGAAGGATAGTGTGCTTGCGACGGTGCAGGCGATGCGCGCGCAGCAACGCGAGTTGGACGTGCTGCGCGAGAAGAACGCCAAGTATCTGGAGGCGCTTGGCGGCATCAAGGGCGTGGTGGAGGACGCCACACAGGCGTTCGTGCGCGGCGACCTGGGGCAACTTCTCAAGTCGCCTGGCAAGCTGCTCGACGCGTTCCAGACGCTGCAAGGCCGCAAACTGTTTGACAGCATCTTCGGCGACGTATTCCGCGAACTTGAAGATCAGGTGAACGGTACGAGCGTCGTGAAGGACGCCTCGGAACGGATGGCCGATGCGGTCAAGGTCGCCGCCGACCAGACGCGCGCAACGGGGGAGGC